CTGTATCCCGTCGCGCACCATGCGAAAGTAAAACATGCCCGCGCCCAGCAGGTCCGTCGCGCGGTCGCTCTGAATGTGCAGCGCCATCGAGCCATCGCCATAGCCAAACAGGCCCCAAGGCACAGTCAGGCCCACCGCCTCATCCAACAGGCCGATCGTGTTCAACGAGCCATCGATCAGCTCCGTCTTCCAATCCTGCCATTGATGCGGCCGCCAGACCCCGTTTTTATATGGCATTATGGCAGAGCCTCAAACCAGTTGCGCCAATACACCGTGCAGGCCCCTGCGCCCGCTGCCGCCGACAGCGTCAAGTTGTTCGTGCCAACGGCCGCCTTTGCCTTGCGTGGCAATGACGCAAACGTCATATACCCGTATGCCTTTTCTGCCGGCGATCCGCTGGGCGTGTACCACACGCTCGCTGGCGTCTGGCAGCTCACCGCCAACTCATCGCCAGCGCCCAACGTCAGATTGAACTCTAGTTCCCACTCTGCGCCATAGGCCACCTTGGGCGTCGTCACCGCCCCCTCGATCAATAGCCGTACCCAGCTGGGCACATCACCCGCGTTATTGCACGCCAGCGACACCGGCGTCGTAGCGTTAAAGTTCGTCGCCGCGCTCTGCTCAGCGCTGTACCACATTGGCGTCGGCGCCACATACTCTTGTACCACCTCGACCCACGCCGGGCCGTGATTCTCTCCCCATTGCGGCTCACCGGCCACCGCTGAGAGATAGGACACCCCGCCAGCCGTCTCGCGTTCCAACACCTGCAGGGCGCCCGTTCCAGAATGGGCGCGTTCCCACCACGCTTTCAACTCTTTGAGCGTGTAGGCGCTCCCCGATGGCACCACCAGGTCGGCTGTCACCGTATAGACGCGGTCCTTGCGCTTGCTGCCCCGATAGATATTGGTATTGAGATCGCCCAGTTCCTCGATGATGTGCGTGCGTCCGTTCACATCTCGCTCAGACCGAAAACCCACATTCGGAGAGGCCCCCGCTGTCCACAGCGTCACGCTGCCATAGGTTAGGTGATCAGCCACCGCTCGCCTCCCACTTTGTCACAAACTGCGCGAACATATGCTCGATGCGTCCCAGCCTGGCGCTAAACTGCGCCCTCTCGCCTGGATCCTGCTCTAGCGAAAGCCCGATCTCTAGCACACTGCCCCGCACTCCCTCGATAATCGCCTCTTTGATCGCCTGTGGATCGCTGGCCGATCCAGCATTGCCGGTCAGCGCCCCTGTCATGCCGCCTGTCAACCCTCCTGTCGGCAATGGCTGTGCCGGCGGAACGATCAACGAACCCATGCCACTCCAATTGACTCTTGGGATCTGGATCCCGCCCAGCGCCCCCACAGCGATCTCTAGCTCCGAGATGATCGTCATCAGCGCGCCCAGATTCCATCCCTCTGCCGAGATCGCCTCTACACCCGCCTTGACTGCTTCGGCCACTCCCCGAAACGCCGCTGCGATCTGCTCGCCAATAGGCGCCAATCGCGCCAGCGCCGCCGACCACACAGGGCTATCTGCGATCCGCTTGAGGTAATCCATGATGTACATGCTTGCCAGTTCAAACTGCGCCATAAAGGACACCACGCGATCCCCAAATCCCTCATCTTCCTGCGGCACCATCTTGGATAAATCGATTCCGATCAATTGAAAGACCTTGCTCAGATTCTCCACAATCGGCACCGCTGCCGCCAGAATCGCCACCCACACCGGATTCGCCGCAATTCTGTTCACATAGTCCAGCGCGTATCGGCCCACCATCTCGATCTGCTCAAAGAACAGCTTGACAATGTCCTCAAAGTTGGCATCGTCGTTGGCCGCCATATCCTTGAGATTGACCCCGATGATCTCATACACCTTGGCCAGGTTGTCAACGATAGGCGCCGCCGCGTTCAGGATCGCCACCCACACTGGATTGGCCGCAATCCGTCCCATCCATTCCAGTGCCACCCCGCCGACCATTTCCAGTTGGCCAAAATAGCGCCCCACCACATCCAGGAAATCGGCCACGTCGCTGGGAACCATCTTCGATAGGTCCACACCCACCAGCGCAAACAGTTTACCCACGATCTCGATCAGTTCCGCCGCTTTCGTCAGTGCGCTCGTGCCCCAGTCATCCTTGAGTCTTCCCAGAATCCCCAGCGTCGTATAGAGCACCGCCTCTAGTTGCCATGCCCACATCTCCAAATCAGGCAACTCATAGAGTTTGATGTTCGACAGGTCAAAGCTCACCGCACCCAGAATCTCGGCCAGCCGTCGCGCCGTTAGCTTGAGCTTGTGAATCCGGTCATAGCCGATAGCGTCAATGATCTGTTCGATCCGGTCCATGGCCCGCAATGCGAACGATTGAAAATCGTCTAGCATCTTGTCGATGCTCGCCAATCCGCCCCCGCCCAGCGGCCCTCCCACCTGCGCCGCCTCGGCCAACCGCACGATGCCCGTGGCCAGTTCTTTCATCGCCTTGGCCAGGTTCTTCAATGCCTTGGCCTGCGATTCCGTCACCGAGCTGGCGAAATCTCGGAATCCCTGAATGACCGGCCCCAGCGAATCGCCCAGCCCCCACATGGCGATCTCCAGCGGCGTTGGCGATCCCGGCGTCAACCAGCCCGGTAATGTCAGGTTCGCGAGCTTCTCTTTCATGCCCTGGATCCAGCCCGTCACCGTTTCAAACGCCCCCGACAGCCCGCCCAGAGCCTCATTCGCCTTGTCAAAGAACCCCGTCACCGTCTCCACCACCGGCCCCAGTTTCTCGCCCAGCCACTTGACCACATCCTCAACCGCTGGGATCACATGCTCAGTGAACCAGTTCGCCACCGTCGTGATCGCCGGCAGCAGTACATTCTCCCATAGCCCCGCCATCGCCGTCAGCGCCAGCGTCAGCGCCACGTCGAATAGCTCTGCCAACTCCTTTAGCAGCGGGAAAACGCTATCCTGAATAAACTTCCATACCGTCTCAATCGCCGGTTGCAGCGTGTTCGTCCAGAAATCCGAAACCGCCTGGATCGCCACCGGGATATTCACCTGTAGCCATTCCACCAACGTGGTAAAAATCGGCTGTAGCGTATTGTTCCACAGGTCGGTCAGATACGTGCGGATCCCGCCCCAGTCGTTCTCCCAGACATAGACCGCCGCTGCCACCGCTGCCGCCACCGCCGCCACAATGGCGATGATCGGTGCCATCGCTGTCACCGTGGCCACCGCCGCCGATCCAGCCGCTATCGCCCACGACACAAAAGCCGCCACCATGGCTACGCCAATGACGACAGCTACCGGCTTGGCGATGGCCTCTATCCCGCCGATCTTTTCGACAAACGCCGAAATAGATTCCACCACGCCCAGAATCTTGCTGGTTATATCCTCTCCGAATATGCTGGTCAGCGCGCCTTGAATATCTCCCGCCACCAGCAACCCGATCACCTCGCTGGCCTTGAGTCCAAACGTGGTCAGCGTTTCCGTGATCCCCTGAATGATCACCTGTACCTGTTCGCTCTGCATCATCTGCGTAAAGGCGCCCGTCAGAGCCGTCACCACAGGCAACACCGCCGAGCCGATGATCGCTTTCAAGTCGCCCATCGTGGCCGCGAGGATGCGCTGCTGGTTGGCCAGCCCGTCAGAGGTGCGCGCAAAGTCGCCCTGCGCCAGCGTCGTCTGTTCCATCACCAGCGCATAGCTGGCCTGCGCTTTGGCCGCAGCGGTCATCTCGCCATCCACGCCCAGCAGGCCCATCTCTAGCGCCTTGGCCTCGATCATCGCCGCGTTAATGTTCACGCCCAGGCTCTTGAGCGGTTCCGCCTCGCCCGTGAGCCCCGCTCGCAGCTTGTCTAGCACCTCGGTCGGGTCCATATTGTTAAAAGAGGCCAGGTCAGAGGCCAGCGTGATCAGTCCCGTGCTCATGTCGGCGCTCTTGGTGTTAGTCATGCCCATGCTGCGGAACAGATTGCCATACGTGCCCGCAGCCGACAGTGCCGCCTCTTCCGTCATTCCCAATGCGACCGCCGCGCTCTTGCCAAACGCAAGCACCGAATCCGCCTCATCGCCAAAGACGACGCCCACCTTGGATACAGTCTCTCCCAGGTCCGACGCCGGCCCGATGGCCGTCTTGAGCGCCGCTCCCATGCCAACCACAGCGGTCACGGCCAGGCCGATCCCGCCGATAATCGCCTTCTTGCCAATCGCGGCCAGGCCCTTGCCCATGGCCGCGATCTTACCCTTGACCCCCTGGCTCTCTTTGCCAATAGAGGTCAGGTCTTTCTTGATGCCCCTCGCGGTCTGGCTGACCTCATCCACCAGAGACAAGATCAGCGCCATTTCGGCTTTACTGGCCATGATTACTCAATCTCCGATAGCTCAGCGTCAACCACGTTTCGCCCTCCACTGCCCGCCCGGCTGCCCTTTCGCTTGTTTCGCCTGTCCTCGGCCGCCTGATGGTCAGCCTCGGCCCGTATCCGCGTCAGCAACTCAAAAAGAAAATCGGGATCCATCCGCGACATCTGCTCCGGCGTCCAGTGATAGCGTTCCGCTAGGGTAATCTGCCCGTCATAGGCGCCGATTGGGCTCTCTCTCAGGCTGCCGCTGAATGCGCCTCGCCATCGATAGTAGAGCCAGTCGGCGTAACCCCGTTTGGGTCCGGCGACTCTTTCGGCGCATTGCGTTTGCCGATCTCTTCCGCCACAAGCTCGATCAGCGGCTCGTCTGGATCCAGCTTGTTGATGTTCTCTTTCGTGCATTTCACGCCTGAGAACTGCGGGCCTTCCCAGGCGACAATGTTATGCGTCAGCAAAGCCAGCCGATAGCTGCCAATGCCGCTCACCTCCACCTCTTCGTCTTCGCCCATGCCTCGCGCCCGCATCTCATCCTGCACCGCTGCCTTGGTCTTGGTATCCATCTTGGCGCGGATATAGATCGTGTGTTCCCCCAGGGTCACAGGGACCCTGGAGCTTGGGTCGATAAACATAGCCATGATCGTTTCTCCTCCATAATCTGATTACATCGAGCCTGGCCCCGTGCTAGAGCGCGTCCCGATCCGATTGCACCTTGATCGCCCAGTCATAGCCTTCCGACGTGTCATACTCGCTCAGGATGGTCAGCTCCACCGTGCGGTTGGTGCCCTCATGCTCGCCCCAGTCCATCGCGTCAAACGGCCCATACACGTCGATCTCCACATAGTGATAGAACCCAGCCTCGATCAACGGCCCGTTGATGCGCAGCCGCGTCTTGAGTACAGTCTCTGCCGTCCATTGGTCGTATTCCGTCATGTCGGGCAGCTCCAACACCACCTTCATCTCCAGATGGCGCTTGCCCCTGCCAATAGAGCTAAAATCGAGCGTCGTCGTCGGCCCAGCCGCCAACCATTTACGACTGATGCCGCTGGGCACCGTCACCTCAGCCGACACCACCCGCCCAGCGATCTCCGTGGTGCCAATGACCGCCGCGTCGATCCAAAGCTGCATCGCTGACGGCAACATCAACGGCCCGGCCAACATCGCCGGCACCGCGCCTGGCGCGTTCTTGCTCGGGAATTGCCCCTGTCCCGAGAGGCTCATCGTCGCCCCGTCCGTGCCGCTGGCGTCTGCGCTAATCGTCAGTTCGTCGATCATGCAAAAAGCCGCCCGAAACTCTTGCACGTTCGGATCGCCCCAGTACAGCGTCATCGAATCCAGATCGTCGCTGTCCATCGTCGGCACAAAGGTCCACAACCGCGAGTTAGTCGCCCCGCCCGGCGTGGTAATGTCCGCGCCTACGCCGCCGCTCAAATAGGCCCGCGCCATCGCCGTCACCACGCCCGTGCCGTCGTCGCCGCCCTCATCCGCCACCGTCACCATCGTCGATGCAATCGGGTGCAGCGGGATCGCCGTCGAGATTTCGTCAGCGATGGTCACAATAGCCCCTGCTCCGTCCGTCTCCAGGTAGATGATGATCGCCCGGCCATCCACATCAATATCCAGTGGCGAGCTATTCGCGCTCGGGTCCACATACTCGACAGAGATACTGTTGCCGATCGACCCGCCCGTCACCGCTGTATAGGTCAGCGAGTTGTCGGCCCCCGTCGGGTCCACATCCAGCGTGGCATCCACCGCGCCAGATCCGTCGATGCTCCCCACCACCAGCGTATTCAGCAACAAGGGCAGCGTGTACACGTCCAGGCTGCCCTCAGCCTCAAACTCGCTCCATTTGCGCACGTCAATGCTGCGCATATACTCGGCCAGCACGCCCCGCGCCTCTTCCGGCCGATACCGCTCTTTGCGCGGTACTACCGATCCGGCCATGTTCAAATAGCGCGTGGGATTGGCCAGAAACGTGCCTCGCGCCGTCTCGATTCCTGCCAGCAATCGTTCGAACGGGATCTCTGCCATGTTGCTCCTTTTTACTTTTCGACCACCGTTGCATAGAAATCGAGCATTCGATACTCGACCCCCGCAATCGTCACCCAGCCTGCATCACACTCTTTGATCTCCGCATACCCGCTGGTCAAGCGCCCGCCCAGTTGCGGATCGTCCGCCACCGCCTCGGGCACACTGTCCACAAAAGGGATAATTTCCTGTTCGGCCTGTTCATTGTCCTGCCACCGCACCACCAATCGGTGCAGAATGCGGTATTGTTTCGTCACGATCTGTGCGCTCGTTCTGCGCTGCACATTGTCCAGCAGGCTGTAAACTAGCGGCGTGTCGTGGACCGCAGTCGGCGCATAGTCCAGAATGTCCACTAGATCGCTGATGCCTCCAGTCAGATACGCCCGCGCCATCGCCGTCACCACGCCCGTGCCATCGTCTGGCGCTACATCCGCCACCGTCACCAGCGTGCTCACGTCCCCGTCTAGCAGCACAGCCGCCGCAATGTCATCGGCCACCGTCGTGATCGCGCCTGCGCCATCCGTCGCCAGTGATACGATGATCTCGCGCCCTTCCACCGTCAGCGCCATCGCCGAATCGGATGCGCCAGGGTCAGCGTATTCCACGCTGATCTGATTCCCCTTGAACGCTCTGGCCGCCGCTGTCCACAGCAGCGCGTTATCTGCTCCCGCAGGGTCTATCGTCAAGCTGGCTGCTGTTCCGCTCACCGCAGCCAGTCGTTCATGCAGGCCGGCCAGCACCGTCGCGTAACTCATGCCGTCTCTCCTGCCGCAATAGCGGCGGCGATCTCTTCCATATCCTTGCGCATCTGCGCCTCGACCTCATTCCGCGTCTGGTCTCTCGCCTCGATCAGAAAAGGCTGCGCTCGTGCCCCTGGGTGATTCGCCGGCGATTTCGTCGAGCCGTGGTAAATGCGCCAATTGGCCTGCGCCGACTCGGGCGTCTTGGCAAAGATTTGGTGCGCTTTTGTCCCGTCATGCACCAGGTGCGCGTGCGGCGCCTTGGCCGCCACTTGGCTCTTGAGCCCGTTTGCAAATGCCCGATAGCGGATCGTCTTGCTCAGCCGCTTCTTGTGGCGCTTCCCGCTCACCGGCACGATCTGGCGCACCCTCAGCGCCACAATCTTGGCCGCGTTGTACATCACCTTGCGCCGCGCGATCTTCTCTATCGCCTCCAGGTCGGGCATCTCTAGTCGATCCAGCAGATAACGCTTCTGGCCGCGCCTCTTTGTTCTAGGCATGAACCACGCCCAGATAGGTTGTCCGCACCGCCTTGAGAATGTCCCGCTGCGACCAGCTCAGCGCCCTGTTGAACGGCGCCGCGCCCTGTCCCGACACCCCCACCTCGTTTTGCCACACCGCCGCGTCCCGTCCCCGCCAGATGTTCACCGCTGCCTCAATCTCCACCTCGACCACCGATTCCGGCGCTGGGCCATAGCCCCAGATCGCCGTCACCCGATACCAGGCCGGTGCGAGCCATCCTGCGTTGGCGTACAATCGCCACACATCCTCTTCCATCCAATCGTCCACCGTGCTCAGGCTTTCGCCGCTCGTGCCTCGGCCCGAGACAAGATGCACCGTCGTCACGCTGTCTTCCTCGTAGCAAGGCACCCACAACCACGCGCCGCCATTCCGCGCCAGCACGTCCCGCGCTGAGGCGGCATCCGCCCATGCTGAAAACTCAAAGCCGAGCGCGTCGCCTACAATAGCGTGCGCCCGGTCGATCACATGCTCCATCTCGGTGTCCTCGGTAACGCCCGCCTTCACCTGGGGCAGATACTCGCGCAAACCAGCGACGGTGATGTATGCCATACCTATCTCCCACAAAAGGGACCGAGTCTCCCCGGCCCCCTGTTCTTCTCTATGCGTCCGTCGAAGCCGTCCAGTCGATCAACATCGCCTTTTCGCCGGCCAGGTTGCACACATACACCGGATCGACCATCTGCAAGGTTGCGCCAGTCACGGCCGTGGTGATGTTGGCCGCATTATCTTTGAGCATGATGTTGAGGTTCGGCCCCACCCATCCGGTGGAACCAGTCACAGTGTCCACCATGCCAATGTCGGCCGCATTCTCCGTCCAGATTTTGCCGTCATGGATATTCACCCGCGCAGAGAGTGTGGTGCGTAGATCGATGGCGCCCACCGCAAAGTTGCCGTAAATGCTGAAATTACGAATCTCGGTGTCATCGGCGCCCACCAGGGCGATAGCCGAGTTGGCCCCAGCGGCAGCCGCGCCCACGATCTTGAAGCCGTCGATCAGCAGCCGGTCAGCGCCGTCAACGGTGATCAGCAAATCCGTAGCCTGGCCCACACTGTCTCGCATCTCACAGCCGAGGATCTGGCAGTCAGCGCCGGATACCTCTACCATGCCCGTGGTCGCGTCGATCCCTGACAAGAACAACAGGTTCTCGATCACAATCGAGGCCGCAGCCAGCTTGAAATCGCCGACGATGGCCGTCGCTGTAAAGGTCGGACGCATGGCGCCCCAGCCCAAGCCGATCACCCTGATGCCTGCCACGTCAATGTCAACCGCCGAATCAGCGCCCAGGCTCTCCGCATGGCCCGGCATCACATAGATCACGTCACCGGCGCTGCTCTTGCCCACCGCATAGTCAAGCGTGGCAAAAGGCGCTTCCGGCGTGGCGCCATAGCCCGCTTCGTCTGTGCCCGTGCCGCTATGTACAAACCACCGCTCCCCAGTGCTCTTGCCCTGGTCCGCCACCACCACCGAGCCCTGCATCCATCGCCCGAACAGCTCCGTCTTTGCGCCCATGCCATTGCTCCTTTTCCGGGTTATTCCGGGTAGGCGAGCGAGGCAATCGCCCCGCCCGCCCATGTTCTAGTCGGTCACAATACTCGGCTGCATCGCCGCCGGCCCAGGATACCGAGGCACGCCGATGAACAGGATCTCCACATAGCTCGTGGCCGCGACTGCGCCCGTGCTGCCCACAGCCACGCAGGTATAGTCCACGCCTGAGCCGTTATCGCCCAGCGTCGACGGGTCAATCTCAAAGATCACCGTCTTATGCTTCTGGCCTACACCAGAGGCATAGTTGATCGCAGCCGTGCGCTCCACCAGCGTGTCGCTTGCTTCACAGTCCAGATTGCTCCAGATTTCCGCCGCATTCGCGATCACCACCGCGCCCGTTGGCGTCACGTCTGTGGCGCGCAGAATCCGCCAGGTCTGATCATCTGCATCGCCCTGGTTGTAATGCACAATGGCATACAGCTTGTGCAGATTCTTGAGACTCACATAGTCCGAGATCACAGCCGCAGCAGCTCCTACCCGCGGCGCCAGCCCCTCAACAACCTTGAGGTGCTCCGAAAGTGTCAAAGCGAGTGGCATTTCCTTATCTCCTTATTTCATGGCTCGCCCAGTAGTTGGGCGAGCCCTATTCCATCACAGAGCCGCGTTTATCGAGCTGCCAGAGCCACGAACGGGCTCAGTGTGTTGGTTCCGTTCGCCGGCGTCAGTGCGGCATCCCACATCGACTGCCCATCGACCTCATAGATGAACCGAAACGCCGTCTGATCAGTCAGGAACTGCACGTGAATGCTCGACGCCGTGCGGATCGATCCACGGTCGCTCGTGCCATACTGGCTCCAGTCCGCCAGCACAATGTCGCCCACATCGCCCACCGTGCTGCAATACTCCACTGGGATCACCGGCCGCCCCTTGAGACGGCCATACGGCGCCTCAGACAGCCCGCCCGCAGGCATGTATACCGGCACGCCGCCCACACCCACCTGCACGCTCAACTGATCCAGCTGCTCCTCACAGTCCTGGTTGATCATCCAGATCGCATTGGCTCGGCTCTTGGCCCACATCCGCGACCACATCTTGCTGATGTTCTCGCTCACGATAGTATCAGCCGCCTGCGCCGGCTCTGCCGGCACAGAGATCAGCGCCGCCGAGTTCAGTACGCCCAACGGCTTGCCCACGCCAGTCCCCCGCACAAAGCTGTTTTCGCTCATCCAGGAGAGCTCTTGCGGCACCACCTGGTTAATCACAGCCTCCAGCGTTACGGGGTTGCGCAGCATCTCCGACGTAGCATAGATCAGCACTGCCATCTTTTTAGGACTGAACTCCATCTCTCGAAACTTTGGGAACGAGCCAGTCATCGTACCTGCCTCAGCCATCCAGTACGCTTGCACGCCGCCCCAGCGCGATCCAGTCACTCGGCTGGTTTCGGCCATGCCGTTGATCTTCACCGAGTCGGCGTCGTCGCCAATGGGAACCTTGAACGTCTTGGGCATGATCTCGCCGATCTCATAGGCGCGCTGCCACAGGCCAGCGGTATATTGCGTCTGCAGCAAGAACCCGCCCTCAGAGCCCACCCCCACATTGTTGCCCAGCGCAGCCGCCTCATACGTGAGCCGCTGATCCACACTCCCACCAGGGAGCGCTGCCTGGCGCACCGCCATCAGTTGCTCGCCTATAGACGACCACATTGGCTCATCCGTCCTTACCGTGGCTGGCTCCGAGACCTCGTGGCTCGCCACCGGCGCCACTTCGCGCTCCCACTTTCGCCGCCGCTCTTCCCGCGCCAGATCGTCTGCCAGTACGTCCATTCGTGCCGCGATTTCATCATCTCGTGTCTTCTCACCGTCGCTCAGGCCCCGCTCTTCTTTTTCAGCATCCGCAAAGAGTGCCTTTGCCTCAGCCACCAGGTCAGCGCGCTCCTGAACCAATACGTGATACCTGTTCATCGTCTATTGCTCCTCTGCTATGCTCATGTGGCGGCGGAGCAACAAAAAAAAGCGCGCCCGCTCGCCACGACAGTCACGTCGTGCGAAACGGTGCGCGCTCTCTACGGAGGCGGTTCCCGTGTCACTCTCGATACGCGGGTCTCAACGGAGCCTCTGTATCAAAAGCCTATTCACTAGCCCAATTATAGCACATTTGTTCGACTCTGTAAATGGTTATCGCGCGTTAGCTCGCAAACGTCTCTCTCGCCGATCGATCTCCGCTCTCGCTTGCGCCCTGCTCCGACGCCCCCTCTGCAATCGCTCAATAGTAGCGTCCAGCGTCTCGACCCGGTCCGCCATATTCAGCGCCTTGGCCTGTTGTGCGCCTACCACGCGCCCCTCGCCAAATCCGCCCCGCACCGCTGCCACGCCCACGCCCCGGTTTCTCGCCACGGCCCTCACAAAGAGGTCATAATAGTCGTTGACCCGCTCCTGCAAATAGCCCCGCGCCTCTTCACTCAGCGGCTCGTATGAATTGCCCTCGCCCTTGTATTTCCCCGCGCTCACCAGCGTCGTTTTCACGCCCTGTTGCTCGAATCGAACCGAGGCATCCTCATGCGCCGCCAGCACGCCAATCGACCCCACCTCTCCCGTCGGCGTCACCACCAGCTCGTCAGCAGCCGTGGCGATCCAGTACGCCGCCGAGGCCGCCAGACTGTTGGCCACCGCCACAATCGGCTTTTCACCTCGCGCCCCATAGATCTCGGCGCTTAGCTCTTCCACGCCCGACACCGTGCCCCCCGGCGAATCCACGTCGATCACGATGGCGCCCACCTGCGTATCGGCCATCGCCGCCCGAAACTGACGTGTGAATTGCTCCGTCGATGTCCCGCCACTCGTGTCCGTCATCATCCCTGCGCGCTGCGCGATCACGCCATACAATGGCAGCACCGCCACCGCCCCCGACGCCCTGGACGTCAGCCGCGCGGCCGCCCCGATCCGATCCTGTACCTCTTCCGTCGTGAACTTGTTTCCCGCCGCATAGAACGCCAGCAGGTCCATGATCACCAAGAGCTTCTCGCCTGTGATCGCCCACGGCGTATTGAGCACCTGGCTCGTGATGTGTGGGTATCTATTCATTGCTCCCTCCCATCGCCAGGGCAATCAAGTCCCCTGCGCGTCGCGTTTCCCAGTCTTCCATAATACCAGCCCCATGCTCGATCAGATCAGCAGCCTGCTCTTTCGCATAGCCGTCGGCCTCGCTCATGCCTATGCGCAACGTCTCGGCCACAAAACTGCCATGCTCGCTGTAGAACGTATCCACCGCATCACGCCATCCCTCAGCATCGCCGGCATAGCGCTTGGCCGCCTTGCTCATCGCCGCGATCTCTTTGCGCACCACCCTGCAGGCCGCTTCGTGCAACAGTAACTGATAGTGTCCCATAGCTAGCCCAGAGGGGCGGGATGGCGCAGGCGGTGGCGCCCCCAGCTTGGTCATGTTCAGTGGCTGCATATAGCCGTCACCACCAGGCACCGGGTTCATATTCTCCCTGCCACGAACGTCATTCACACTCATCCATCCCCACTGGATGGCCTTGACATAGGCGTCATAGCGGTCATTCTGCTTGCCCCTCATCATGCTCTCCACCAGGAACTCGCAAAAGTACCTCTCTGGCGCCAGGATCAGTTGTTTGTTGATCAACTGCTCCCAGTTTTTGATCCAGGGCAATAGCGTGAATACTACAAACTCGATCCCCATCTCCTCGATGCCGCTACCCCACGAGGTTGTCTTGGTCATCAACTGAATCATGTGCAACGGTACGTTAAAAAAGCGCGCAATGTCCGCCGCGCTCCAGTCAAGCTGGGCGATCAGCTCAGCGTCCTGGTGCGTCATGCCAGTCTGCTCCCACTCCGTTCCCTCTTCTAGTAGGGCGACCCGATGGGCATTCTGTAGGCCAGCATGTCCCGCTTCCCAAGAGTCTTTCATGCGGGCCATCGCTTCCGGGGAAAGCCCGGCAGGCGCCTTGAGCAATCCACTAGGCTCGGCGTTCTGGCTATAGAACTTGGCGCTATAGGTCTCTGCTGCCAGCGCCAAGCCGATACTCTCCCTGGCGTACTTGACCAGCGACAACCCATTCACCCCGTCCAGGCTCAACCCCGGCAGGTGGAAAATATCCTCCGCATTCACAGGGTGTTGAATCCCATCATCCCCGCGCACCAGGTAACGGATCCCGCCGCCCTTCAGGATCTCGCACTCGATAGAGTCAGGATGAATCAGCTCCAAAGAGCCTACTGCTCCTCGAGGGCCTGGCACGATGCGCGAATAGCCCCCGCCGTATAGCAAGGCGTGAACCATCATCGTGCGCTTCCACTGAAAGGCGGTCTGCATCTCATTGGGCGAATCGTGCAGCAAAGCATAAAGAGATAGCCAGTTTGCGCGCCGCTTCCCGCCATCGACTATCCGCTGAAATATCTGCGCTGGCATAGTGGCAACCGATTCAGAGATCAGCCGCGTGCAAGCCCACACCGACGACGACATCAGCGAGGTCTCTGCATTCACCGTTACCCCAGAATAGGCCGTTGAGCCGATGCGGCTCGTTGTCCAATAGCGCTCATCAGCAGGATTCCCGGCCACAGGCCGTATCAATTGCGCCAAAAAGCCCATCAGCTTCCCTTTCGAGGCGTGATCATCAACGGCGCCACCGCCAAGCAACACAAGAGCCCGCCCACCACCGTCAACGCCAGCGGCACGCTCCACATCGCCAGCCCTGCGCCTAGCATCAAAAGCCCTATCCCGCCCACGATCTCACTCAGGCCAATCCTAGAAGAAGACGATGCCTCTTTTTTCATAGACGCTCTCCTGTTTCTGGGCTACTCCCGCCGCTAGCGCATCGTTTCGCGCCTCCCAGCTCAGAATCGCCGCCATCGCCGCATCGATCTTGTGCGGGCTGTCTGGCCGCTCCTTGTAGATCACCCACAGCGGAACCCCCAGGTCATCCCGCATGTTCAGCACCCGCCGTACAGCGTTGCCCACATGTCGCATGAGATGCGGTCCACCATCATGGCACAAATCCCCGCTCTGCATCGCGTTGGCGAATGCCTTGATCGCGTATGCCATCGGCTTGAGTCGGTTCGTCCACCAGTTGATCGCCCGCTTTTCGCCAAACTGCCCCGCCCACTTGGCCACGTGCGTCTCCCAATAGGGAGGATCGCAGTACATGCGCCACACATCCCAGCGCTCAAAAGCCGTCTCTACCGCCATCTCGACCTCTAGCTCTGGCACTTCCCAATTCTCGATGCCTTGCGGATGTTCCCACAAGCCCACCAGCCACTGATAGCCAGTCTCCACGTGCGTCGCCACCAGCGCCGTCGAGTCGTGGTATCTGGCGCCGTCAAACCCTAGCGTGATCATGTCGCCGTCGCTCACCGGATTGTCCTCGATGGCCAACTCACGCCAGCGCTCTGTATCAAACGCCCGTTCCGTCGAGCGCACCAGCCGATTCAGCCACACCCGCTCCAGATAGCTCCGATCCGCCGTCGGGTCCTGCCACTGCTCCACAATCCCGTCAATGTCCGACCATTCCGCCACTGGTCCCGACGCCTCGATCACCGCCGCCCGCACACCTTCCACAGTATTCAGGTCATGCTCATCGCTCGCTTGCCTATAGAAAAAAAACAGGCGCGAGTCAGCAATCTTGCCACCCGCCACCTGTCGCGCATAATCCATCGTATCCTCGGCCACGCTGCCCTCGCCAGGCGCTGGCGCCGTCGTCGTCTCAATACTCCACGCATCAGCCAGAAACCGCTTGGGGATGTTCGCCAGCATCGTCCGGTGCGCTCGTTTCAGCCGTTTCAGCGTAAAGCGGTGCGTCTCATCAAAACAGTTCAAGGTGGTTCGTGCGCCGTCTCTGGCGTCTGGCGCGGTCGCCAGGCTCACCGCCTTGCCATCGCCCCCCTTGCGTATGATCCGCATCAGCCCGATGTCAAAATCATCCGCCAACACCGAGTGCTCCAGAATCACCCGCAACGCCCCATAGGCCAGTTCGTCCGACTGCTCTTCCGTATACGCCACCATCGGAATATACGGATCCGTCACCGGCGCGCCCACCGGCTCGCCATAGGCATCCCACCCATCACACCGCACAGGCCCATCACGGTGCAACTCAACCGCCGCGATCCACGCCAGTAGCTCCGTCTTGGCCGATCCTTTCCGCACCGAGATCGCCACCCGCTTGAATCGCCGCCGTCCCTCTTGCGCGTGCCCCTGCGGGAACACCTCATACATCCGATAAATCAACGCGCGCTTTTCTGCGTCCAGCCTTGCCGGTTCGCCGCGCAAATCCCCTGGCCCGAACACCAAATAGCTCTCGATGAAATCGCAAACCTGCGGCCCTAGCGTCGGCCACGGTTTCCCCTCCAAACCGGGGACCATCAGCACGCTCATTTCTTGCCTACCACCCTGAGCGCATCACGTGGATCAATCTCGCCATCCTGCGCCTGCCGCACCCGTCGCTGATGCCGCCTGGTCGTCACATCCTCAGACTGCGCCACCTGCCACTCTAGCCGTCGCCGGTCGATTGGCGTCAATCCAAACGCCTGCTGCTCCATCCGAATCTCAGCAGCCAGCGACGTCGTCGGCTGTGTCCAGAAAATATCAATCAGCACCGCCAGCCGCCTAAGCCCATGCACGTCAGCCTGCACGTATTCCGTCGCCATCGGCGAATGCCACACGTCTTTCCACCACGACCGAGTCATCGGATGCCAGTCACCTTGGCCCTCTCCCCTTTTTGGCAATCGTGGCGCTCTTTTGCGCGCTTGCCCATCGCTGGGCAGCGTCGCTCGCGTACTCGCCTTGTTTTTGCGCTGGCGCAGTTCTTGCCTCTTTGGCAGCGGTGGCATGATCCCCTCTCGTGTCCCAAGTTCCGTAAACAAAAAAAACTGTG